AACACTACCAACATCCTGGTGACCCATCAGATGATTGGTGACCGTCCGCTTTATCCCGGCCAACCGTTAGCAAGCCCACGAATGTTCCTGCGTGGTCATCCTGGGTACGACTTGGTCCTGTGTGGTGATTACCATTATCCGTTTCTGGACAAGTATGATGGGCGGGTGATTCTCAATGTGGGGGCTCTAGCACGGAAGAGCATCAAAGATGTCGACATGGAACTCAACCCATCGGTGGTTACTGTGGAGCTGGAGACGCTGGAGGTGGAGTATCATTTACTGAAGGTGGTTCCTGCTGAACAGGCTTTCGACTTGTCTCGTGAGGTGAAGCCAGAGAAGAACGAAGCTGCATTGCAGCGACTGGTAGAGGATCTGCGGGAGTCACGTGCTTCCCAAGCCAGTTGGCAGACGATTCTGTTGGGGGTGTTGGAAGAGGGGTCAGGGGATCTCTTTGCAAAGGAGAGCTTGGAAGACATCAAGGTTGTGTTAAATGAAGCTATGAGTGAGGTGAATCCGAATGCCTGACATCCTGGAACAACTACGTCAGAAAGAGGAAGCGTTGGCCCAGCTTCGCAGTAACGAGGTGCGTCGAGAGGGTCGGGAGGAGCAATTGCTGAAGCAGTTGAAGGCAGACTATGCCCTGGATAACATCGACCAAGCTGTCGCTCTTCAGGAGCAGTTGCAAGTGCAGCAGGATGAACGCGAAGGGAGTTTGGTGGCGTTAGACACAGAGATGGCAGGCATCATTCAGGCCGCCAAGAGTCCAGAGGGGGCCGCACCATGTGGGTAACCTTCCAGAATCGAGAGACGCAGAAGACTAGGAAGTTCAACATCCCTTCTACGTTTATGCAGTTAACTCGTAAAGACAAGGATGGAGTGTGGGATCGTATTGACAAGCTAGAGGAGCCTAAGCGAGTCCTTGCAGGCATTGCCATCCTTCGGCCCGATCCCAAGACAAACCTACTGATGTGGGCAACGTTCGATGGTGAAGGAAATGATTTCAAGGAGTATCCAGCAGCACACCCGTTGCTGTTCCCGGCAGAAGCAGGGAAGCTACCGGTTGGGGCCCGTGTGGAGCTACACCTACCGGAGGAAGTATGAACTTGACTGCATACAAGGCGTTCGTTGTCGAGACTCGAACTCAGCAGACTAGCTTACTGACCCGTAAGACTGACATAGTGGCTATTGTTGAAAAGCTGCAGAAGCGAGTCACTGCTCTTGGTTATGCAACAGACATTATGAACCAGGTTGGAGTACTTGCTCAGTCTGAGATTAAAGATGTGATAGAGCATCTGGTTTCTCAGGCGTTGCAGTTTACACACGGTGAGAACTATGCGTTTGAGATGGATAACCGGGTCGCTCGTAACCAGCCTGAGACCTACATGTACGTCTTGATTGACGGAGTTCGGAATTCTCTGAAGGAAGAGCTAGGTGGTAGTGTTGTTGACGTAGTTTGCTTTGCTCTGCGTGTTGTCTTCTGGGCAATCCAAGTGCCTCGGACCGAGCCTGTTTTGATGTTGGATGAGCCCTTCAAGAATGGGGGCAAGCAAGAGGCTCTCTGTCAGATGATTAAGTACCTGTCGGACCTCTTGGGAGTCCAGTTTGTCATCATTACATACGATGAGCGTGTCATTGGGATCGCTGATTCATGTTATCGAGTGACCCAGACTGATGGTGTTAGTTGTGTGGAGAGGCTCAAATGAATGATTGGGGTAAGGATTGGCAGGAGGTATACACACCTTCTGTTGTTGAGGCAGTTCTTAGTAGGATGTCATACAGGATTCGAGTTGCACACACGAATCCTGAGCAGCCCCTAGTTCTGATACCTATCCTCAAAGGCGGCCTATGGACTGCTTATCGGTTGTTGGATCATTTGGCTGTACACATAGACCAATGTCCAGACATTCGTATCGGTCATATGGGTATTTCTTCCTATGGTGGTAATCGAACTCCGGGGAAGGTGAAACATACCCACACGTTGGACTTGGATGTCACGGACTATCAGGAGTTCGATGTGTGGCTGGTTGATGATATTTGGGACACAGGCGGTACGATGCGGGCAGCATTTGAGTGGTTACCAGATGTGGCTGGGTCTCTTAAGACAGCTGTATTGGTTCATCGGACTACAAAGATGGATAATAGGCCTCGTCCAACATTGGCTGGATTCATATACACAGGTACAGAGTTTCTTGCGGGTTGTGGAATGGGTATTGGTGAGCTGCATCGTCATCATCCGTCCATCTATGCAGAGAAGATTAGTACGGACAGTTGATCATGTGGAGAGATATGGTGGTACTTCCAATACTTATTGATCGTCTTCAGAGGGACGAGATTCATCTATCTTGTCAGACAGAGATTGATGGAAAATGGTACACGTCTCGGCCCATTGGGACACGTTGGGGCTGGCGACAACGTGTTTATCATGCTTGGCTCATTCTTCGTGGAAGGGCCAGTGCGTTTCAGTACCTGGAAGATAGGAAGGATATGAAAGTATGAAACTCAGAACTGCAATCCTAGTTGGTTTTCTATCAGTGGCGGCCGTTTGTGCCAGTATTGGGTGTGCTAGTATCAGCAACTACCTCACACCAGCAACAATCGATCGTCAGGCTGTCCAGTACGCAGTTGATGCAGGTGTTGCCGAGCCGAATGAGTACAACGGTTGGGCCAATCTGGAGAAAGCCGTCCGGTTGGACGCAGATGTGGACGCTGCTTTCGAGGTGAAGGCGCTTGCCATCAAGCAGATGAAAGAGAAGAACCAACTGGATTATGCCCTCTTGAATGATGTGGTGTCCAGTAACCTGGAAGCAGCACAGGCTCGGGAAGAGACCATTTTCGGACCACAGGGACTCCTTACCTTGGGTCTTGGCATGGCGGGGTTTGGCAGCCTAGGTGGGTTGGTTGGTCTCCTTCGGAAGCGTCCCGGTGACTTGACACCAGAGGATCTCACTACAGCTGTAGGTCCGCTTAAGAATCAACTGGGCATCAAGGATCAGCAGTTTGCCCAGGTGGTTACTGGTCTGGAGAAGTTCATGAAGCAGAAGGATGAGTTGGTTCCTCTGCTCAATGGATCATCGATCGAAATGGTCGATGCTGTTCTGAAGCACATGAAGACCTTCTTGAGTAAAGCCCAGGATACAGAGACACAACAGGAAGTCGCCAGAGTTCGAGCCACAGTATAAGGAGAGTACCAATGCCAATGTTCAGACTTCAGAAGACATTTGAAATAGCTGGCTCCCACTGTTTGGATTTACCGTACGAAAGCAAGTGCCAGAACCAGCATGGGCACAATTGGATTCTCACAGCATTCTGTGAAGCTACCGAGGAGCAGGTTGCGGCTAACAATGGTATGGTGGTGGACTTCACCCACATCAAAAATAACATTCACTCTGTTTTGGATCACCGGCATTTGAATGATGTCTTGACGTTCAATCCAACAGCTGAGAATATCGCTAAATGGATTAGTCAGAGGATCCCATTTTGCTACCGTGTGGACGTACAGGAGTCTACAGGAAACATTGTGTCATATCTCATTTAGGGGTGAATTATGTTGACACCATTTCATAAATCTGATGGGTCTGTACACTTCCCCTGGAGGCCGACAGGTGATCGTGCGTTCCTCTTTCCATCCCCATTGCCGGAGACATTCATTTCAGGGGGTCACGTTCTGATTCCTGATCAATTTCAAGTTGATCATGCGAAAGGGTACGGAGTTCTTTTGGCCGTGGGTCCTGGGTTTACGAATAGGAAGGGTAAGTTCAATAGGACCCTGCCGGAGTTGATTCCTGGGTGTCCAGTCTTCTATGATGTGATGGTGCCGTGGCGGGCTGTAGCTAAAGGTCAGGATGGGGAGAAGTACGTTGTCGTACTGTGCGGAGTAACTGACATTCTTGGAGTCGAACATGGGCAGCATTGTCAAGCGACAGTATGAGGAGTACATTCGATATCTGCTCCTACAGTTTCCGAGCGATGTTCAGCGTGTTGCCACAGAGGCGACAGAGTACTTTGGGCGAGATGTGCCGACTCAGGAAGTGCTTCGAATTCAGAGACGGCTCAAGTCCAGCTTGGATCGTGACACAAGGCTGTGGGTAGCATCCAATATCACTCAGCGGCTCTTTGCGTCCATCCGCCAACGGGAGGCGAAGCTGGAGGCCATGTACCAAGCTTGGGTGGGAATGGAGAAGGGTGTGGTGTCTGTCTGTTGTAAGGCTCCGGTGGAGAAGATGGAGACAGCGGAAGGCAACACCTACTATTTCTGTCTGTCCTGCTGTCAGAATGCCCATGTGAAGACAGCCAACCATCTGGAGATCGAGAAGCTCAAGATGCAGATCCTGCGGGAGATGCGAAAAGAGAGTGAGCTGATCGTCAAGTTTGCAAAGGATCTCGGGTTTACTGCACAGTCTCCCCCAGGTAAGAAGGAGATTCACCAACATACTAACTTCGTTATGGTTGGGTCTTCAGGGGGACAGCCACGGGCACAGGCGACTCCGATTGATGCGGAAGGTGCTAGGAAGCTGGAGGATATGTCTCCAACTGAGCGTGAACATGTCATTAAGAGCATAGAGAAGATGTCTACAGGATCACATCCAGTAGTGGATACGGAGTTTGTATCCGAAGCTGATAAGGGAGCACCCAGTGGACAAAGCACCTGATCCAGGACAAGCATATCAGAGCTATCTCCAGTACGCCTACTCTTTGAATTACAGTGAGCAGCCGCCTTCCATGGAGGAGTTCCTTTGTAGCTCGAAGTATCTCGGGAACAGTACAGGTGGTGGCAAGGCAGTCTATCCAATTTGGAAAGAGACTCTTGATGTCGTTTCGAAGGAGGATAGTAAGTACTTGGTGGTGTTAACCGGGGCGATTGGTTGTCTTGGTCCCAATGTTAGGGTATCTCTCTTGGATGGGAGGGAGTTGACTATTCCGGAGATTATGGAGGAGCGGAAGGAAGGAAAGCAACATTGGGCTTACTCTTATGATACAGAACAGAAAAAGATGGTTCCAGGTAGGGTGGTTGATGCTCTGTTATCCGGACGGTCTGTTGATAACATTGTGGAGGTTGAGTTGGACAATGGGGAGAAGGTGAGATGCACACATAATCATCCATTTCTTCTGACCACCGGTGAGTATCGGAATGCTGAAGATCTTGTAGTGGGAGATAGTTTAGAGCCGCTGTATCGTGAGTTGGGGTCTGCAGGCTATGAGTTGTCCGGAACGAGTCGGGGCAAGTGGCGGCCCACATTTCGTACTGTAGCTGAAGTGCTTGAGGGTGTTCCAGAGGGTTCCTGTGTCCACCATAAGGATTTTGATAAAGCTAATAATGACCCTTCAAATTTGCAGATTATGACGGTTTCAGAGCACATATACTATCATGCAACTATAGGCTCACCATTTCAGATTCGGCCAGGGTATGCAGCAGAGTGTGCTAGGAAAGCGTGTGAACTCCGTTGGGGGGGTCCTGACAATGAAAAACAAAGGGCTGAGGCAAGCAGTAGGCTGAAGGAAAGAAATAGAGAAAATCATCAGGCTTTGAAAGCCTGTGCTGTGCGATGGAGCAGTCCAGATGTCAAGAAGGATAAGCGGCACCTCAGTAATTTACTGAGAAAACGAAATGTAGAAACTCAGCAGAATTTGAAAGCTTTGGAAGCTCGGTGGCCCATGCCTGGTGCAGGTAAGCACCATTCTAAGAAAATGAAGGAGTACTGGGATAGGGTTCATTCTGGGGAGATTGTTAGGAATCATAAGGTTGTTGCCATTCATCATGTAGAGGAAAAGATTGATGTTTACGACCTATCAATAGAGGAGCACCATAACTTCGCTCTTACCAGCGGTGTTTTTGTTCACAATACAGGCAAGACTTACTGTGCCATTTGGGGGATTTTGTACACCATGTGTCGGATTCTCTGTCTGAAGGATCCGTGGGCCCATTTCAATCTGGCCGAGGGTGGACAGATGTCCATCGTCTTCTTCAACTTGACTAAGAGTCAGTCGGAGTCAAACTCATACAAGCTATTTCAATCCTACTTGATGAGTTCACCTTGGTTCAAGGAGCATGGTATTGCCAGTGGAACAGAACTGAATCCTAAGTTGCAATTTCCTCTCTTCAAGTATACGTTTGCTTCTCCGTTTGTGGCTGGTTTTGGATCACAGGGAGAGCATGTCATTGCAGCTTTGATGGATGAAGTTGACTCTCCGGTAGCATCTGAGGTGCAACGCAAGAAGGTGGTTCAGGCATATGAGAATGCTAGACGTCGAATGGACTCTCGTTTTGTTCTTCAGGGTGACACTATTGGACGTTTCTTTATGGTGGCATCGAAGCAGGAGCGACTGTCCTTCTTGAATGCCTTCATTGCCAAGTATAGAACGGATCCAGCTGTCATGATTGTAGACATCCCCTTGTGGAGAGCGAAGCCCTCCGGTACTTTTTCCACAAAGATGTTTCGCGTGATGCTTGGTGACGTGTACAACCCACCCAAGATTCTCGAGTCCCAGGAGGAGATGGAGCAGGCCCGGCGGGGAGGGTTCTCTGTCATGGAAGGTTCCTGTGGAACTTCTACAACCTCTTTGTCAAGGACATCGTGGGTGCCCTTCGAGACATCGCAGGTGTCAGTGTCAGTCACATCCGAGCCACAAAGCTGTTCCCATCAGAGTCTCTACTGACTCGATGCTATACAGAGGATCGTAATCCGTCTAAGCAGATTACGATCGAGATTGGGTTGCAAGATAATGTGGACCTACTGGAGTACATTGATCTTAGTGCCCAGGTGGTGCCGCTTAGCGTTCCAAGGTACATTCATGTTGACTATGCGTACTCCGGTGATGGTGATGCGTGCGGTATAGGCATGTCTTGTATCCGTGGTTGGGTGAAGCGTAACGAGGAGCAGGAGGAGGGTGAGTTTGTTGTTCAGAGGTATCCCAACATGTGGACTGACTTCGTCCTCCGGATCAAAGGTCGACCAGGAGACAAGATTCCTCTGCCCAAGATCCGAAAGATGATTCTGGACCTGAAGAGTAAGAAGCATGTCAACATCCGAAAGGTGTCATACGACTTATCCATCGCCACAGAAGACGCCCAGCAGATCCTGAATCGAGCAGGAGTTGAGACTGAGAGCCTCTCCATGGATAAGGATCCACAGATGTATCGAAACTTTAGGTGCATGGTGGAGGAGGAGAGATGGGGTACTCCGTTCAACCCCTACCTCCATTTCGAACTCAAACACCTGGAGGATGATCCAGACAAGAACAAGATTGATCATCCGAACGAGGTTCCGGAGATGGAAGTGATGGAGGATGGTAGTATCAAGGAGGTGGTCTTCAAAGGATCAAAGGACGTTGCGGATGGTGGGGTTGGATCAGTCTGCCTAGCTCTACGCGAGTGTCAGTGTCCTCCGGACCAAGAGGTGATGGGGAATCTCCTAGGGAAGGCTGCTGGAAGGAATGTAGCTTCCGAGGAACCCGATGTGTTCCGTCTGGTTGGGATCGAAGTGAAGCGACAGGACAAGGAACCATCCAATGTTGTGCCAAAAGAAGGGGTTCAGCAGTACACTGAATTACTAAAAAGAATGAAAAGTCGCCATAATCGAGGTTTCTAATGCGTGTCGAAGACATCCCCAAGGGGGTATTGAAGCAGTTGGCTCTCCAGTATCAGGAGACGGACGCTGAGGGTGTGTTTGAACGTATCCTGGTTCGAGTGGATCGTCTTCTTCAGTGGGTTATGCACTCCGAGTGGAGGAAGTGGGCCCACCTTCGGATAGAGGATCCTCAGGACTTGTACCACGCTGCTATGTCTGGTCTGTATAATGGTGTCGCCCGTGTCAAGGAGAGTGATACGCCCAACCATGTAGTCTTCAAGTTGACTGCGTATATGCGAGCTGAGATCCGCAAGGAGTTTCCATTAAATCGGAACAAACACTACACAACAGAAGAGCCAGTAGACGACGGCGTAGTCTATCGAGCTTTGGATTCCGAATGTCTGAGTGAGGTGTTTCATTCTCTGATTGATGAGGACATAATTACTGAGCAGGAGTATAATTTCCTGTGCCAAAGGTTCATTCAAGAGCTGCCGTGGAAGGCCATGGCAACCGCTGCAGAAATGAACATTGACTCTTTGAAGCAGATGGTGTATGCTGCTCGGAATCGAATGCGACATTGCCTAAGACGTCGTGGAATTACTAGGGAAGACTGAGATGAGAAAGCAAAAGTTAGTGCGACGTTTGACTAGGGGTATGAAACAAGCTATTCGGACATACTATTTGCATCAACAGGGTCAAGGCTTGAAGTGCTATCAGTACTATCGGTGGGATAAGCAAGCAGATCTTGAGTCGATTAGAGTTTCAATGCCTAAATGGTGTGTGAAATTTTCGGCATGTGCAGGAACATTTTTCTTCATCTGGTCTGATGGTGTCAAGACAATTCACAGTTTGAATAACTGGTGGACATGTAAACGATACAACTAATGAGGTGTTTGATATGCCCACGTACGAGTATCGCTGTAGTAGATGTGGCCACACCTTCGATGAGTTTCAATCTATCACAGCCTCCTCCCATCGCAAGTGTCCCGCTTGCAAGAAGATGACTCTCAAGCGATTGATTGGTCCCGGAGGCGGTCTGATTTTCAAAGGTTCCGGTTTCTATTGTAACGACTATGGCAAACCCAAACCACCAGTTGAGGGAGGTTCCAATGCAGAAAAGCAAACAACGGGCAGCTAAAGCAGCGTTTGACTCTTTGGGACGCATGTTTGTTTTGGAGAGTCGCTTTCGTTTGATAGCTACACAGCAGGTGGAAGAGGAGCAGAGGAAGAGGGCCTTTTCGAATCAGTTGTACAGAGCGTTTCGATTGCAATAGGGGGGGGCAGTATGGAGGATACCGTGAAGGATGCCGTTGCTATCTTGAAGGAAACAAATCCGAAGGATGCCGTTGGGGTGAAGAAGGTTCCAATGCACAATATATCCTGTCGGGTTTTGCTGGAGATGGGGTTGGGGATGCTGGATGGGTCCTGTAAGTATGGTTCCCATAACTATCGCGTTGCAGGTGTGCGGGCTTCTGTGTACTACGATGCTGCTATGCGACATTTGATGTCCTGGTGGGAGGGAGAGGACATTGATGAGGAGAGTGGTGTGCACCATATAACAAAGGTGCTGACATGCCTTGCTGTTCTTCGAGATTGTCAGCTGTCTGGCATGCAGGAGGACGATCGGCCGGTGTGTATCGAGGGCGGAGCAGGTGTAGCTGAGTTTAATGTGTTGGCGGAACAAATCATTATGAAGTATCCGAAGCCTCTCTCACCATATACAGAAAAGAGTAAGCAAGCAGGAGAATTTTATGCCGGTTGATACTCCACGTAATCCAAAGATGGAAGGTTCTGCCTGCATCGACTGTCGTCCCCAGACAGGTAAGTGCCCCATTGGGTGCAATCAGTGCTTCTACAATCGACCAGGAGCATTCTACTGCGACTTGGATGAACCACAGATTCCTTCCATGGAAGAGGTGGGTGACAAGATCGTTCGCATGAACTCTGGCCATGACTCAAACAATGACAGGTCCCGTGTAGTTAGTATAGCTAGGCAATACCCCAAGGTGTTCTTCAACACCTCAGTTCCTGATTTTGAGTTCCCTGGGCCGGTTGTGTTCACAGCTAATGGCAAGGAGGAGGAGCCCGCTTGGTGTCCCATCGTGGATCGTAAGGGTACTACAAGGCAGCTTCCATTCAGGCAGGACGAGTATATCGATCGGCTGATGTTCGTTCGCTTGCGAGTCTCTGCTACTAACCTGGAGTTGATTGAATGGGCAGTGGCAGCATGGACAGCAGTTAACGTCCCAGTGGTCCTGACGTTCATGGCTTATTATGATCAACAGCCACCAGGAACTCAGAAAAATGAAATGGCCATCTGGTCCTCAGATTGTTCCTGGACTTCTCCTGAACACACCACCATGCTTGCATACACGTGGCGGAAGCGAACCCTCAATTCTTATTGGTGTGCCACGCTTCAGTTTGAGAAGTATGTGGTGCAGCGTATGCAGAAGTTTGGTGGGACACTGGTCACTATGTGTGGGACACTGGACAGCGGTAAGTGCAAGGAATGTCAGAATTGTCAGACGTATTACACCCAACGAGCGAAGTATCTATCTGAGAAAGGAGCCTAGTCATGGCCGAGGAAGAAGTGCAGGTTGCTGAAGAATACAGGCTGGTTGAGTTCGAAGCTGTCAATGTCAAGGAGGTCGCCCCGGACAAGCTAATGGTCGTTAAAGGCAGGATTACTGTGAATCCTAATAACGTGTCCTTCGTGACTCCGGCGACCATTCCGAGTGAGATTGCAGGTCCTGATGGGGCCCCAATGGGTATACCAGCTGCCGGATTGAATATGGCAGGTGGGCAGGTAATGGTCAACTGTAGCGTCCAGGAAGCTGAGTATAAATTGATGACAGAATGTATTGTTCCGATGCAACCGTTGCCCGTGGAGGAACACAGTGCGATTATATCTGGATGACGTTCGACACGCCCCGCCCGGTTGGGTACAAGCCCACGATTATCCGGGGGCGATTGCTGCTCTCCGTACCGGATTGGTGACGAGGATTAGCTTTGATCATGATTTGGGGCCTGGAAAGTCGGGGTATGACGTGGCCTGTTGGATTGAGAGAGCTGTTCATGATGGTACGATCTCTGCTCCTGAGATGGAAATACATAGTGCTAATCCTGTGGGTAGAAAGCGGATTCAGCAGTGTTTTGATGCCATTAAGAGGCGGCAACAGGATGTCTTTTATTGTGACCCGTGTTCCTATGGTGGTGCAGGGAGTGCTGGTAACTCACCGTGTGCACTTTGTAATGGGCCCAAGGTACCAAACGATCTGACTGTCAAGGCGATGCTGGACGGGTTGGAAGAGGATGTGCATCAGTATCAGGTGAGTTCGGTTGATGCTTTGTTTGAGGAGTTGAATCAACCAGATGGCAAGTCGGTCGAGGGGTATCCAGATGTGGGGAGTGTTGCTCAACGAACGAGGTTTCAGGAGTTTCTGGAGAAAGCTTCAGTTATTGTCGCCACTTGGCCTGAATGGAAGCAGCAGGTGGCGAGACAAGTCCTGACATCCGATCATTACTGGGACAAGGAGAGGATGTGATTGATGCAGGATAACGACATCTACATGAGTGCTGATAATCTCGATTTCCTGGATCAGTTTATCACCTTGCAAGTCAACAGTGGGTTGTTCACTAACTTCTGCGGATGTATAGCGTCTGGTTCTATTAACCCGGAGTTTACCCTGTCGATGGTGCACCATTTTCTGAACTCTTTGGCGATCGGAACGCATCAGTCTTTGGTTGATTTCAACATTCTGTCAATGGATCTGCACCCATCTAAGCAGATGTATCAGTTGGTGGTTCAGGTGAAGAACACACCTACTCCAGATCTATGGCAGACCCATATTATTAGGTGCAAAGGGGATTTGGTTATTGAAGATGGAGAGTTGATTGAGCTTTCTAGAGATGGGAGGTAGAGATGGAACATGCACTGACTGAGCAGAGTTTCGCGTACCAAAATGAAACACCAGTTTGGATCATCAGTATTAACAATGATCATCAGCAGGCTACTATCCAGCCGTTAGGTGATGAGTCTGATCATGAGGGTGTGCAGACGGTTCCGTTGTTTTGGTTAACTTCGATGGATCCGGACATTCAGAAG